ATGTCTTTCTAACAACTAACAAATTAGCTTTTGAATGTTTCATCATGTTAGTTATATACCATAAACCACTTGTCTTAGATTTCTTACTGGCACGACTACCTTTAACAATTCGGTATCTTCCTTTGAAGTTCCAAAATGCTTTGTATCCTTTACCAACTACTTCAGGTAATTTTATTTTTAATACTTGTTCTTCAATCGTAATCACCTTCCAAAATACCCTATGAATAACATTTTTTCGTGTGTTTCCAATGCTTCCAAGCTGTTTTTGTTACTAACTTGTTACTAATGACTATTCTTCCAGGTCATTTTCACCTGAAATAACAACTGGAATTGCATTTAGATTTACATTTTCTTTGAACATTCCAAATCGTTTTCCAAGTAGTTCAGCAGCTTTTAATTTCTCTTTTTCATCAGGTGCTTTCTTCATCCTTCTAGCTTCAGAACATCCTTCACCGATTCCTTCAACCACAACTATTTCACTTTCGCTTTGTCCTCTTACAACAGAAGTTAAATACATCATGACTTCAGTTGCTGTTGCTATTCGTTCACTTTCCATTTCCTTCAGTCTTTTGTCGATGTACTCTTTTATGTAAGGTTTTGCTAAGTTCTCGGTTGCTATTGACCTTGCAGTCTTTTCAGAATACCCTGCCCTAATTGCAGCTTGTGTTCCGTTCATATCAACTAAATATTCATCACAAAATTTCTTCTGTCTTTCATTCATAATGTATCACCTCACTTTTTCACATAACAAAAAAGAGAAGCAACCTCGGTTGACTTCTCCTCCCATTTAATATGGAATTTAATTTCACATATCTATCTATTATAATAATATCATATAAAATATGTGCAATTCAATGAAAAAGTGTGCAAACTTACTTAACATGAAGATTATCTAATGCAGAACTATGAATATAGTGAAGATTTCTTAAAGACATGTTCATTTCGCGACTTATTTCTTCCCATGAATAAAAATTAATATATCTTAATTTAAGCAATAACCTTTCATCAGTGTTTTTAACTGCATTAATAACTGCCCTAATCTCCATTTTCAAAGTGAAGAATCTATCTAATTCCCCTTCGATTAACTTTTCAAGTTCAACACATTTATTAACAATATCAACATATTTAGCATCAGTGCTACTCGAACTTTCTTGCACTTTATCTTTTTCAGTGTTCACACCTTTTATTGAAATTGCAAGTTCTCTTAAATTTGCAAGTTCTTCTTGATTACTTTTAATAAATTCATCTAATCTATAAAGTTGATTCAAATATTGTTTTACATTCATAAACAACACCACCTTTAATTAAAAAATAATAAAAAATAATAAAAAATACCCCTAAAAATGCCCTCAAACCCTCTGTTTATGCTGTGGTTCAAGACAGTTCAAGATGATTTTCTTACCTTGAACCGTTTCAAACTCACTATTCATGCATGTTTCAAGGCTTGGGTTCAAGGTGGTTCAAGGTGATGCTATATATTTATTATATTTATTTATAATATATAAAAATTTATAGTGTTTTTTATCCTTATATATAAGAAAATTGAATTTACCTTGAACCCCTTGAACTCGAACCCCACAACACGCGCTACAACTACATTACAATCGGTTCAAAGTGAAAATTTTACCTTGAACTCACCTTGAACCGAAAAATTATGTAATCCTAATCAATCACACATTATCACTGCGTTTGAATCGGTTCAAGGTGATTTTATCGTAAACTAACCAAAACCTAATTTCTCCAACGATTCTTTACTTAAATTAATCCAATATCTTATATCACCATTTTTAAGTTCGAATCTATAACACCAATCGTTATCTTCTCGAACTCTACTCATGTTATTTATACCGATTTTCAAAATTCGTTTAACAAAATCTTCTTCTAATTTAACTCTCAACTTCGCTTTTGTCATAGTAGAATTCACACCTTCCATTATTATCATCGTTTACCCTACCAACACCCATTTTATCCATACATTTATAAAGTCCACAATTGTGCCAACCTTGACGTTTGCAACCGAAACAATGTTTTTCTACTGCCATTCTGCAAACTTCTTCAAGTGAATCTTTGTCTACTATATATTGACCATCATAATTTCTAGGTTTCAAATCAACGACATTATCTCGTGCTTGTCTGTAGATTCTGTCACCTTCTGCTGCACCAACCCTTTTAATTAATGCATCGATATATTTTGCAAGATAAGTGTTAGCATATTTTAAGTTGGTTACTTCTTCTTTACTGATATTATCTTTGTATTTGAATATCGTATCGATTAACCCATACATGATACAAACATAAGTGGCTATTTGTCTTTCATCACGACTTAAATAATTCTTCATTAATAATCAACCCCTTCAAAACTCACAACATAACTTCCGTTTATGTATATTTTCTTTTTCCCATTCTTAATTGCAATGACTTTATTTTGTTCTATTGCATTTACTAATGTTTGTCTGTTAGGAACTTCAACGTTTTCATAAATACCCCCAGCAACTTCTAAAGTTTTTATTTTATATGAATCCATTATCTTCACCCCTTATATCTCATATCCACATTTAGTGCATTTACTAATCGTTTTGTATTTTGCTGATAAGAAATTATATTTAGAAGTAACTACATATTCATGTTCACAATTCACATCTTCTACATTTGTTGTATTTTCTAACCCATATATAAAAACACCAATTATAAAAACTACTGCTACAAATATAAGTAATTCAAGCATTGTCAAACCTTTATTCATTGGTCATCACCCACCTTTTCCCACAACTTACAACAACAATCCCCATCAATTATAAAATGTGTGCAACAACATATATTTTCTTCTGTTTTTTGCACTCTACAAGGGCAATAACCTTCTTTCTTTTTCAATCCTTCTATAATCATTCTTACATGGTTTTTATCACGATTTAATCTATACCCTTGATATTCAAACCCATCTATTTTTGCCCCAACCATAAGTAATGTTACTACTTCATCAAAAACCTTTTTATCCGTTTCATCAAAAACTTTTCTATTTAACATTGTTAATCCTCCATTCTTTCTTCTTTGTGTATATACATAACTGGTTCACATATACAAGTGCTTGTTTCTTGAGATTTCTTGGTAACTTCTTTTAATATATCTAAATCGCATTCAGCTATATTCATTGTAAATCTTGTTGTACCATCACACCCAACCAACTCTATAATATATTTTCCCATTATCTTCACCTCTTATATCCAAGAATTCCCTACTTCTTCACAATCCAAATACAAAACCTTTTCACCATTGTAAAATATGTAGATATCATCTGAATAATATCCGTTTTGGTCTGAATAACAAGGTACAAAAAACATCTTTCCCCCACTTCCAAATCTAAAACCACTATTAGGTACTACATCGAACACTAAATTTTCGTCGAATTCCATATCATAAGCCAATTCTTCTAATTGACTAAAATCTGCATAATTATGTTCACAACAATCTTGCTCGTGAAAATAAGTTATGAAATTACCATTGTCAAATTTGATACTATATTCATCTACTTTACTTATTTTCATTTTTTCATCTCTCCTTTCACCCACAATTGGTTTACATCATCAAAATAATTTTCAACCAAATATTCTGCCATATTCGTGTATGCTTGTGCTTTCCCAAAGTTATAAAAATATTTGAAAAGTAAAACAACCATAACTAATATTAAAATTTCATGCATTATTATTTGCTTACTCATTGTTTGACCTCCTTAGTTTATTTAATAGCGATTTCCAGCATTGTTCATCACATTCATCACCATAATCATAAGCACCTTCTATATCTCTTATCATTACACCCTTATCCTTTTCAGTTAATAGGTGGAGATTATTGCCTATAAATTCACAAGTCCACGATACTATGTATGTTCTTCTACCTAAAGCATATCTTTCAGCACCTATTAGCATTGCACTTATATCTTCTTGATTTCCATTAATATCAATGGTCATTGTTTATTCCTCCTTATATATTCACTTCCAAAACCTCAACCAATTTAGCCAAACAATTATCACATATATGACATAATAATCTTGGATTATATGTTGATACATGAGCTTCGCCATAGTATATTTTTGTCATTTCTCTTTTGTAATTTAGCATATTACACATTTGACATTTTCCGTATGGTAAATTACTCATCCTATTTACCCCCTAACTCTTAATAGCTACTATTGTAAGTGCTATTGCTACTATAATTGGGAATATTAATAATTTCATATAATCACCTTCCCTTTTCACACTCTATAAAATTACTCCAACTAACAGCTGATACTGCTTTACATCCATTCACTTCTATTTTTTCCAGGTGCTTTTTGTTATGCTTACAATTCATTTCTTCACACTCTCTTGTGCAATAGGTATAATCTAAACACATGTTAATCACCTCTCATAAAATTTATAATAATTACCTTTTACATGCTTTATTTCATCCCAGTTAAATTTAATGTTCAATTTTTGTTCCATAAATTCTAAATCACTTTTACCAACTGTACTATCACCATTTATTCTGCTTCTTAAAGCTGCTTCGGATATGTATAAATATTTTGCTAACTGTTCCAAATTGTTCAAATCCAAATCAATCATAGCTTTTCTTATTAATTTCATATTGTATGAATTATTAATTCTCATTTTATCCACACCCCATTTTTTCAAAAAATAATACTTTCCAATCAAAATTTGAGAAAATCTCTCACAAAACGCACTAGATTTATTAATATTTGATACAAAATGTATCAAATATTTTTACTTGTTATTCTATTTTTGAACTGTTCATTAAGTCCATCCACTTTTCTCCAACAACTATATGAACAATACAGCTTTGTTGGTGATGTGGTTTTATATACCCATTTGTAAGTGGGAATAAATTTTTTCCCACATATAGAACATTCAGCGATTTTTCCAATCTCAATACCTAATTCATTTTTCATTTGTAATCATCCCATTCTTCTATTTAATCTGTTGATTTTATAGTTCACCAACTCACTAACATCACCATAAAAACTTCGATTTAACTTATCCGACATCATCAGATTCACTTCATCAATTGTAACCACAACGTCAGCTGTTTCTTCTGTTATATCTTCAATTTTTCTTAATTTTTCTTTTTCTTCATCTTCGTATAAGTACTTACATATTGCCTGAATAAGTTCTGCTTGTTCCTCAATCGCTTTAATTAATTGTTTCAACTCACCATTTTTATTGATTGCTTTTTTCAAGATTTCCACTTTTTCATCATGTTCCACAAGTAACACACCCCTTATATTAAATTGTTACGTTCTACTTCATCCTTCACCACTTGAACACAGTCTTTATCTACTCCAGTAATAACTGCAATATCTTCTACTGTGTAACCTCTTTCTAAAAAATCAATAATTTCTTCAGTCATACTTTTAAGTTTCCCCATTTTTATTCCTCCCAAATATAAGTCATATATAAATCATCAAATACCACTGGAATAAGTTCATGAAGTTCTTTCAATAAAGGAATTGCAACTTCTCTTATTTGTGGATGTGCAGCTTTTGAACATCTTAATTTTAAAAAGTGCCTCCATTCTCTGAGATTTGCAGTCATAACAACTTCAGTTTTCAAACTGTTTGGTAAAACTGCCCTTGCTTCTTGTGGTGTGTGACCGATATCAAGCATTTTGAAATAAGCATTTTCACAAGCTTCCATGCATTCCATCCATGTTTTCATTCCTTGTGAACCAACTTCTAAATATTCAGGAATAATGAAGGTTACTTCATTACAAAAATCATCTTTGGAATAATTACAGTATCTTGTGGATTCCTGACAATAGGAAGCCATTCTGTGCCTTACAATTTCATGACTTACACCCCTATCAACAATAAACTTCACTGTGAATGAAGCATGTTCCAAAACTGCTTCATGACCTCTTTGAACAATATTTCCAACAAACCTTTCAGCAGAACCATCACTGATTTTACCTTCGGATTTATAACAAACCCTTCCACACTGTTCAATTTTTCTTAATATATCTTTACCATCAATAGAACCAAAAATTTCAAAATATGGTTTTATCAATTTCATTTCCTCCACCTAACCTTTCACAAAAATTCTGAATTTTTTATTATTTATTTTTCTATCCACAATAGTAAATTCATAATATTTCTTTACTTGTTTTGAAAACTCACCACTAGACATTGGTGTCAAACTGTTTGCTAAACAATATTCAGTGTACGTTTTATAAACTTTATTAGTTGGTTCATTTTCAATTGCTATTTCTTCATTTTCACAATCTCTGAAAAATCCAAGTATAGGATTGTTTTGTTCTTCATATTCATCCAGTTGTTCTTGAATCTTTTCTGAAGATGTAAACGTTCTATTCAGAAGAACTCTTTTAAGTCCTTTAAGTCCTAATTGAATTAGATATTCCATTGATTCTTGACCTTTTAAGTTATCACCAATGAATGGTTTGAAATTTGGATTTTTACTATCGAATTTTGCATCAAATGGAACTATCACAAGCCTTCTTAATATCGCTGCTGAATCTCTACCTTTACCCATTCTAGGAATGTTATTAGCTGAAAATATAAGTTTCACATAAGGTTCAAAATCAAACTTTGGTTGACCCTTTTGTTCTGCATCTATTGTTTCACCAGTAACAATTTTCTTAAATTCTGCTGCATCAGTAACAAATTCTTCAGAAATATCATCACCAATGTTTGCTAACTTTCCAAATAACATAACAGTTGAAAATCTATCGTTTAACTTTTTCAAATCAAGAACTGAAAGATTCCTTTTACCCAGCATAGTTTTCAACATATTCAAAAATGTTGATTTACCATTCGACCCACTACCAGTCAATATGAATGCTTTTCCTAACTCATTTCTTCTGAACATACAATAACCAATCATTTCTTCAAGCAACATTCTAATTGCTTTATCATTACATGCAATGTTATTTAATACTTCATCAGTTAAATCATAATAAGCATTAGGGTTGTAATCCCAATCAATTTTGTTGGTTATAACATGTTCATGTGTGAATGGTGTAAATGTATCATCAATGATGTTATATAAACCATTCCTAAAAGCGATTAAATTTGCTAATGTAGGTTTTGTATTTTCCCTAATTAAAATATCCAAATATGACATTACTTCATTTCTTTTTTGTTTGTTTAACTGTGGAATATGTGTAATCATTGCAGATTCAATTTCAGTTTGTCCTGGGATATATATTCCATCTTTGTATATGTGCAGCTGATTATTAATTCTAATGATGTGATGGTTATTTTTAAGAAACACTGCAAATTTATCAAATAGAAATGATGTACCTTTGAAAAATACTGGCTTGTCAAATGCATCATCCCTTAACACAACATCTAGTTCACTTTCTGCAAGTGGGTCTTTTAACACATACTTATTAATAATTCTTATACATT